CTAAACAAAAAAACCCGGCAGGTGATGACTGTCGGGCATCCATAACAATCAAAAATTAATTGTCATGCAAACTTCCACAAAAGTAGTCAATTCCTCCAAAAAGCAAACCCCTGTTAAAATGAGCCAGAAACAACTCGACGCTATAGCCGAATTGAAAAAATATTATCCAGCCTTGTCTGAAGACTTGGTAATAAATGGAAACCTCAATTTGTCCGAGAAAGATATTTCTATGCTACCGGATAATTTAACAATCAACGGTTCACTTGACCTGAGGTGCTGCTGTGAAATGGAAGAATTTCCAGAAAATTTAGTTGTTAAAGGTAATATCTATTTAGACTCTGACTTCGAACATCGATACAATACGACAATGCAAGTTTTTGGCCAGATGTCTGAGGTAGATACAGACGAACTACCTGATAATTTCACTGTTGGCGGTGATCTTGTGATAGACAGCTGTTCAAAAAAGTTACCTAACAACTTAACAGTTGGTGGATCATTGAATCTGAAGGGTTCAAAAATTACAGAACTACCACGCGGGCTAAAGGTAATGGGTAATCTTAATTGTGATGCCCTGCCTTTAAAATCACTGCCTGACGATTTGTATGTTGGTGGTAATTTGGACTTATTTAAAACCCTCATAAAAAACATTCCAACGAGTGTGTTTATCGGAGGCGGTCTTGATATTGCCCATACTGCCATCCGGGTTTTCCCAAAACAATTAACTAAAGTAAACGGTTGCCTCCGAATGACCAAGGTGGGCATTAAATACCTGCCGGACAATCTTGTTATAGAAGGGTCTTTCTATGCAGAAGATGCCGCTTTGGTAGAGCTGCCAAAGAACCTTCAAGTAGGCGGATGGCTGGATGTTTCAAATTGTGTAATTGAAGAATTGCCAGAAGGTCTTATTGTTGGTGGAGGTATTGATATAAAAGGGTGTCCAATTGAACGCCTACCTGATAACTTGCATGTAGGCGGGCATCTTGATATTTCTGATACACTAATCACCGAATTGCCTGAGGGCCTTATCGTTAATACCAACCTTTATATAAACAGGTGCGATATTCAAAAATTGCCGCCTATGGTTAACGCTGGAACACTTTATTTGAGTGCCGTTTATGTTAACCGTGAAATTATTCCAGAGGGGTTTTCTATAACGGGCAACCTTGATCTTACAGTTTATAGTGATGTAAAGGATAAGCAGCCAGAACCTTTAATCCTACCAGCCAACATAAAGATTGGCGGCAATCTTGACCTCGACAATTCCTTCCAAAAACGTTGGCCTAAAAACTTATATGTTGGTGGAAATATTGAGATTGGACGCAGCGAAATCAGCACACTACCTGAAGACTTAACGCTGAATGGAAAAATTATTTTCACAAAACCAATGAACTACGACACTTCTATTATTTCGAAGGCCTTGCTTGGTTCATGGGATATTTCTTATTCAGTCGTTGTTCCTAAAGATCGGTATAGAATGGCAACAGCCGCACTCATCGGTAATATGGACTGGCTAAAAGATAGAATAAAAGCATACTCCGAAACGCAAATCGAAATTCTCCCTTCACCGAAAGAGGTAAAGCAACAGATGGAAGAGGGGCTGTCGCTTATTTCTTCAGGCACAAAACGCAAATCTGTAGCAACTGCTGGTCGCGTGAAAGAAACAACAGAGGCATGACAAGCAAACAATATGGATCAGGTCCCGGGAAACCGGGCCTTTTCCTTTTAGACCTTACTCAATAACCTAAACGAGAAACTGCTGTTTAATGGCAAATAAGGGCACACAGGAGACTGCAAGGGGACAAGGATTTATTGCACTGCACAGGGCAACAAGGGAACACTGGATATGGGAAGACCCGGTAAAATTTCAGTGGTGGGTCGATATCCTCATGGAATGCAACTACACTGAACGAAAGGTTAACCTTGGAGGAAAGATAATAGAATGTAAGCGCGGCGAATCACTTAACAGTTTGAAAACGTGGGCGAAACGTTGGAGGGTCGACATGGGGAAGGTTCGCCGTTTCTTCAAGTTATTACAGGATGATGGAATGATTGCACTGGAAAACGTCAAAAAAACGACACGCCTAAAGGTTTGTAATTATGATACTTACAACAAACCGCAGCACGCAAACGACACGCAAACGGCACGACAACGACACGCAAACGACACGCACCCGACATCAAACAATAAGGATAATAAAGATAATAAGGGAGAGAGTACGCCCGATTCTGCAACGTATGGGTCTTCTACCAGTACCAGCAAAGCTCCTGAGCTGGACGAGGTGCGGCACGTTTTCTACCAGAACGGCGGCTCCGACGAGATGGCCGAAATATTTTTTAACAAGCACTCCGCGACCGGTTGGCGCCTTAATGGGGGACCAATATTGGATTTTAGGTACCTGGTTTCAAACTTCATTAAGAACTATCAGGCATTGGAAAAAAAGGAAGGAGGCTATGCTTCTGCAGTATTAACATTCAACAAGGAGGATAAAAACAGCTGGACATGATCTCGGACGAATCAATTGAAAAAGTAAAGGATGCAATCAACATAAAGGATGTAATTGGCGACTATCTCAACCTGAAACGTAAAGGCAAAGATTGGGTTGCAATCTGTCCATATCATAATGAAAGATCCGCCTCGTTTACCGTATCACCGGCCAAAAGCATTTTTAAGTGTTTCGGATGCGGCCGGGGTGGAGATGCAATTCAATTTGTGATGGATCAGGAAAAAGTTGGGTACATAGGTGCCATTCAATACTTAGCTAAAAAGTACAATATAGAGATTGAGGCCTACGAACAAAAAGCATACGTTAAACCATTGCCCAGGCTGGAAAAATTATCAGCCAAAGCACTCGATTTCCTGGAAAACAAAAGGCAAATTAGCAACAACACGCTACTTCGCTTCAACATCACCGAAGCAGTTGAATGGATGCCGGGCGTCGAAAAGGAGGTGCCGGTTATTTGTTTCAATTACTATAAGGATGGTGAATTGATCAATATTAAATTTCGAGGACCTGAAAAAACCTTTAAACTCGCTTCACAGGCTGAACTCATCCTATATAACCTCGATGCAATAAAGGGCGAAAAGAAGGCGATCATTGTTGAAGGTGAGATCGATTGCCTTACCCTGCATGAATGTGGTATTTATCATGTTGTCAGTGTCCCCAATGGAACACCCCCAAACGGAAAATTTCGCCTGGAATATATGGATAACTGCTGGCAGTACTTTACAGATAAGGAGGAAGTAATTATTGCAACAGATGACGACATGGTGGGTAGAAAACTACGAGATGAGTTAGCCCGTCGCATCGGTATGGAGAAATGCAAGCAGGTGAAATTCCCTGAAGGGTGTAAAGACCCTAACGAGATCCTGTTAAAACTTGGCAGGGAAAGTGTTATTGAGGTTTTTAATAACCCAATCGACTGGCCTCTGGAGGGATTATATACATCCGAAGAATGGGAGCCAGAGGTTGACGACTTTTATTTCAATGGCTACCCTGAAGGGTACAAAACGCGAATACCAGGCTTTGATGAATTGCTTAGCTTTTATCCGGGGCAGTTAACCACGGTTACAGGTACACCGGGGGCTGGTAAGTCTGAATTTGTCGATTATATTATGACCACGCTCTCGGTTTTTGAGAGTATAAAATGGGCTGTTTTCAGTTTTGAAGCGCCGGTGCCTGTGCATGTTTCAAAGCTGACAGAGAAGTTTGCCCAAAAGGCATTTGATTTTAGAAAAAACCCTGCTCATAGAATGAGTGAAAGTGAGTACCAATACGCAAAAGCAAAAGTTAAAAAATATTTTCACTTCGGTAAGATATCCAAACTCGATGTAACAATGGACGGCCTGATTAAAAAGGCTGAGGAATTGGTAAAAGCTAAAGGTATAACCGGCTTACTGTTTGATCCCTGGAACTGCATAGAACATAAAAATGGAGATCTATCTGAAACTTTGTATACGCTGACCTGCCTCAATAAGCTCATTTCCTTTTTAGAAAAGTATAAGGTGATGGGTATTCTTATCGCGCATCCTACAAAATTGGTAAAAGACAAAAGGACAGGTAAATACCCAATACCAACACTTTATAACATTGCCGGCAGCGCGCATTTTTTCAACCGGACGGATAATGGTTTATCCATAGTACGGGACCTTAACACTAATCAGGTCGATGTTTATGTACAAAAGGTAAAACTATCATGGCTGGGAAAGATCGGATATACCAGCTTTTGGTATGATACGATGACGCGACAATACAATTTTGTACCAGCGCTTGGCGGTGATGATGTGCAGCAAACCCCGTTACAAGCACCAATGCCACCAGTTCAGCCTGGGGCGGTACAGGGCGATATGTGGCAACCTGTAGATACTGAAGGATTTTAAATTAAATATTCACCAAACATGCAACACCAGGAAAGCGAAGTAAAGGTTTATCAAACTACTGAGTACAGCCGGTTCAAGTTCATTAACGGGAACCGGGAGTTAAACGAACAGAAAATTAACCGCATAGTTGCTGATATTGAAGCCGGCATCGATGTATTGAAATACTACCCGTTGGTTGTGCGTGAAAAGGACGACCGCCTGGAAATTGACGACGGGCAGCACCGGTTTTACATATCCAAAAAGTTGAAACGTCCGGTTTACTATATAGTTGCTCCGGAAGAACGTAAGCTGGTGGATATTGCCAAAATCAATTCCAATACTGAGAAATGGAAGACAAAGGATTTCATTCACTGTTATACCCAGCAGGGAAACGATCATTATGTAAAGCTGAATGAATTCATGACCGTTTATGAACTATCAGCAACCCTTGCAATAAAACTGCTGGGTGATGGTGAGCCTGGTTATGGTGGCGGCGGCAGGGATGGGCAGCAAAAGTTTCATCGTGGGGAGTTCCAGGCTAAGTATTACGACGAGGCTGTAAAAATTACAGAGGCGTGCCGACAGTTTAAGGATTTCAAAAACTGGAAAAGTGCCTCCTTCTTTTTGGCGATATACAAGATTATGAAAGCCGGCAAGGTAACGATTGATGAATTGGCCGAAAAATATCAGGGGCATAAAGACCAGCTAACCGAGCAGCCGGGGCCAAAGGAGTACATCGCAAACCTGGAAATGATCTACAACAAGCGCCGACACGAGAGGGTGATAATTTTCTAACTGTCAGCTTATGGATAAAATAACGGTAGTGCAAAATCCCTTCAAACAAAAGGGCAAAGGCGTCAAAGTATACAGTAGTAAAAAACAACCAGAGGAAATGCCGGAGCCCGAAGAAAGGCGGCAATGCGGTTGCGCTATGTGCAAGGCTGGCCGCCAGATCACCAGGGAGGTAAGGGGGCAATTCAATAGATATGGAAAAATTTAAAATGATGTGCTCAATATGTGTTCTTCAAAGGATAAGGCAAAATTGTATCAATAGCAAGCGGTGGCCAGTTCCGGCCAGACAAAAGCCTGCGGATTGGTCGAATAGCGCATTAAGTAGAATGTGGCATAATATGCAAATTCGTAAACAAGTAAAATACAACTAACATGGACAACGTACTGATCAATCAGCAAACCGACAGAATTATGGCGGAGTTCTTCACCATCGCAGAGGTTCCAGCTGATAAAATTGAAATGGTAAGAAATTGGATGCGGCCGGTGATAGATATGGCACTGGTTCACCACCATATTTCCCAGTCGGCTTTAGAGATCGGGAACCAAGAGCCAAAGCAGCGAGAGCCCTGGGAGGGACAGGAGCCTGAATTGATAAGAGCGAGCATTGAAGCTCAGGAGCGACAGAATAAGCTGAATTGATTGTTTGTGTGATTTACTAAAATAGTAACTGATTAACTATTAAAGTAAAAGCGGTAATTTTAGGCACATAATAGTGCACCAAATGAGCGAAACCACTATCGAGCAGTCCCGCCTGAATCTCACGCAGTCACTATCCTGCCGCGTGGTCGGTATGGAAAAGATCGACTGGCGAAAATTGTCATTCATTCAGGACGACACCTTTAAGGAACTTACCCCGGAAGCCCGGCAAAGGCTTAAAACTTCCATCACCAAAAACAACTTTGCGCAGCCCTTCTATGTATGGCATGACCTGCAGGAGGGTGCATTGTACTGTTTGGATGGCCGGCACCGGTCTTTAGTACTGGAAGAAATGGCGGCGGAGGGGTGCGCCGTTCCCGTCCTACTGCCAGCAATATTTATCGAGTGTAAGGATAAGAAAGAGGCCGCCGAGCTGGTGGTTGTTTATTCCTCCATATACGCAAAGGTTACCGAACAGGGGCTGGCTGATTTCCTGGCAACCTACGAACTGAATATTGACGACCTAAAAACCACCATTGATTTACCAGGGTTTGACGAGCAAAAGTTTGAATCGATGTTTTCCGGGCCGGGGCAAAGTGCGGATGAAATGCGCGGCACGCTTCAGGAGCGGTTCCTTATTCCACCATTTTCGGTATTCGATACTCGACAAGGTTATTGGCAGGACAGGAAAAAGCAGTGGCACTCCCTCGGTATACGCAGCCAGGAAACCCGGGAAGATGTGGAGATCATGGCCGACAGTAGCCAGTCTCCGGCCATATATCACCTGCGCAATGTGATGCGTGAAACGTTAGGCCGAGATCCTTCCTGGGAGGAAATACTACAGGAGGCAAAAGCCAAGGGCCTGCACGTATATGAGGGCGCCAGTATATTCGACCCGGTACTGGCTGAAGTATGTTATAAATGGTTCTGCTCGCTGGATGGGGATATTCTCGACCCGTTCGCCGGCGGCTCGGTGCGCGGTATTGTGGCCGGTGTACTCGGTTACTATTACACCGGCATTGATCTAAGGCCCGAACAGGTAACAGCGAATGAACACCAATGGAAAGAGTTAAACGATCGTGGCGACTATGGTGTACCTGTAAAATGGATAGCGGGTGACAGCGCGGAAGTAATACCAGGTATTGAGGCGCAGTATGATTTCATATTTTCCTGCCCGCCCTACCACGATCTGGAACAATACAGCGATGATCCGCGCGACCTCAGCAATATGCCTTATGATACCTTCCTGGATAAATACCGGGCGATCATTTCGCATGCTGTAGCCAGGTTGCGGGACGATCGCTTTGCCTGCTTTGTAGTAAGCGAGATACGGGACAAACACGGCTGGTACCGGAACTTTGTAAACGATACTATCCAGGCCTTTCAGGATGCAGGCATGCAATACTACAATGAAATTATCCTGCTTAATGTGGCCGGCTCATTGCCCATCCGGGTAGGCCGCCAATTTCAGAAGTACAGGAAGGTGGGCAGGACACACCAAAATATACTGGTCTTTTATAAGGGCGACCCGAAGCGTATACCCGACAACTTCCCCGATGTGGAGGTTTCCGACATTGGTGTCGGTGACATACCGCAGGATTCTGTACCACAAGGAATTGAGCAGCTATGATGTTAAGCAAACAATATCACAAACCGAACAGAGTACCGCCCAGCGATTGGGCCGCAGTAGCGGCGTTGCTGGTCTTTTTATTCTGGCTGTTTAAATGTTAAGCACTATGGAAAAGAGGATTATAAACGGCGAGGCGGTGTATGTAGGGGATGCTCTAAAGGGCTTCTCTATTTACACGAAGGAATCGACAAACGTTGAGTTTTTCGGAAGTAACCCGAACGGGAAGATATTCGCACAATTCAAAACCGGTAGTACTTACGTATACTCTCTGGTTCCTGATGATGTTCGGGCAGAGATGGAGCGCGCCACATCAATAGGCAGTTTCATAGCTCAACTGATAGTCAAACCGAAGTTATACCCATCAGTGAAATATAGCGACCGGTTGATTAAGCTGGAAAAGCAGGTTGAAGATGGGCAATATAATGCAGTCGATCAATGGTTATAGAATCACATAACGGCATCAATGTATTGCGGGATGACCTGCTGCCAGGCGGCACCAAGTCGGTTATTCTTCCGCATATCCTGGAAAGGGAGCGGTGGTGCTATGTGTATGCCTCTCCGGTTTACGGAGGCATGCAGATCGCGCTGGCCAGTTATTGCAAAAGCATCGGTAAGCAGGCGGTTATCTTCTGTGCTAAACGGAAGGTGCCACACGCTAATAGCCTGCGGGCAAAAAATGCCGGCGCGTTAGTGTACCAGGTGCCGTATGGATATCTCTCGCATACACAAAAGAAAGCCCGGGAATATGCCCAACAACATAACGCCCAGCTTGTAGAATTTGGGGGTAATTACCCTATTGCGATCAAAGCCATAAGCGAACGTATGCGCCAGGTATCTGCCCGCTTAGGTAGGGAGCCTGATGTTGTCTACTGCGCCTCAGGCTCAGGAACGTTACTCAGGGGGATATTATCCGGGACTGAAACGGCCCGGATTGTAGCGGTCCAGGTGGGCGCGGAAGTGGGTAACCCGCTCCCTGAACGAGTGACTATTAAAAAGTACCACAAGCCTTTTGAAAAGGAAAGCACCATAAAAGCACCTTTCCCATCCTGTGCTAATTATGATCTAAAGGGATGGGAGTACTGTTTGCGTGATAAGCCGGAAGGCCTGGTGTTGTTCTGGAATGTTCTTTAAAATACTGGCCTGAAGACCTTGCAAGGGTTCAAAGGATTGCCCAACATTGCTGCGTAACAAACGCGCACGCTATGACAAAAACAACTATCACCATGCGGGTTGCCTTAAATGGTACCGTTTCCGGTAGTATTGCCGGTTTTGATTTTGGGGCAATGGTAGAACCTGAGCCTTCCATTGATGGGATAAACGAGGGCAGGGTATGCAGGTTGTCAATCGCCAAGGGACCGGATGAACTATTGATGTATGATCGCGGGTGGTACGTGACAGTACCAGATACATACCGCAAGGTATATGAACAGGTGATCCGGGCGTTGGAAGAACTACCGGCATAAGTTATAAAACCAGAATAATAACGGTGGCGCTTAATGGTGTCACCGTTGCGGCTTGTGGGAAATAACGACAATTACAAAACCACAGGTATGAATACAAACGACAACTTTACTATCATGACAAATGCTGCAAAGCAACTTAAAGACATCATTCAGGGCAGGTTAAACAGCCGACTGGATGCCGTAAACACCCTGCAGGGAAGTTCCCTTGATAACGTACCGGACGAAGTAAAAAAGATGCGGGAGATAGAGGCCGGCAAGACGCGGGCCGTAATGCAGGAACAGAAAGACCTGATCGAGCTTATAAAAACGCTTTACCCTGATGCCTAAGATTGACAAGGTAGAGTTTGAAAAAAGGATCCGCATCGTACAGGAGTGGATCTTGGAGGAACAACCATATACCGATATGGTAGCCGCCATCAAACTAAAATGGAGCCTGGAAGAACGTCAGGCTAAAAAGTATATCCGGCAGGCCCGTGAACGATGGGTTGACCAGGAACAGGTCATTGTTGACCAAAAGCGGCGCCTGCGCATAGAGGGGTTAAAGAAGCTAAAGCGATCGATCAAAGAGCCATTCAAAGGAACCCCCAGGGGCATGGAGGCCCTTTTAAAGATCGACAAGGAGATCAGCAAACTGGAAGGTATATACCCGGCCACAAAGCTGGAGGTATCGGGCAAGGATGGCCAGCCGCTTATTCCTCCGCCCTCAATAGATATGTCGAAGCTATCGAAAGAGGAATTAAAAATAATAGTTGAGGCATTTAAAAAGGCAAAGGTTGAAAAGTGACGAGCTGGCAATATTGGCGATGGCAGCGCAGAAGGAGTTAGCCAGGCGGGAAGTTCTGGAATCTAATCTTTCCTTCACCCGGTATTTCTTCCGAAAGAAACATCGGAAGCGCTTCATTGTAGGCAACCATCATAAAATAATATGCGAGGCTCTGGACCGCGTTATCTCCGGTGAGTGTAAGCGCCTGATCATAAACTGCCCTCCGCGTTACAGTAAAACCGAGCTGGCCGTTAAGAACTTTATTGCAAAGGGATTGGCTTTGAACCCAGCCGCAAAGTTTATTCATCTTTCATACTCAGACACGCTGGCCCTGGATAATTCCGAGGAAGTGAAAGACCTGGTACAAGACGAGGCATATACGGAACTGTTCCCCGATGTAACCATT